CGCAGATGTAACTTCAATTTGGTTCTTGCGCGCATTTTCTTCTGTGTCCATACGCTGTGAAGTCATAAGTTTGAATTCAAGTTCACGCGGCATACCTAAGTATGTGTAAGAAAGGTTTGTAAGTTGCTTAGAAATCCAGTTAGCAAGCGGGCCAATGCCTAACGCTTCACCATTTTCTGCTTGTCCTTCTGAGAAACCAGCCCCGCCCAATCCGCTCTTTGGTGAGAAACCAATTTCTGCGGGCTGAACACCAAAGTGTCCGCAAATAGAAGTAACTAAATAATCATCAAGTGTGTCTTTGAATTTCTCGCCATAACCTTCATTAACAATAGGTGTAAGACCCTTTGGCAATAGGCGAGCGCGCTTGCGTTGCTCTGTCTGTCCTGCAAGGTCATCATTGAGAATACGCTCATAAGCAAGCAAGAGATCAGGGTTAGTTCCCCAATCTTCATCAGTTGTAAACATGAGTTCAGGCATTACACCATCTGTGTACTCTGCTCTGATCCATTGTTGGCGGCGCAAATAAATGTCAGCAAGTGGTAGCGCTCGCTCTACTGGGCTAAATCCATAAACAGTTGTTGAACGGCGATTGCGAACCAAGTAAGCCAATTGATCAGATGTAAATTCACCATCTGCCTTTGGATCTTCTTCTGTTGCAGAAAACTCTGAGCGTGGAAAACCGTAAAGGATCTGTTGGAACGCGGCATTAGGTGACATTGGGCGCATACCGCGATCATCAATTAGTGGCTTGATTGTTGAACCATCAAGAATTTGGAAACCGTAAAGATCTCCGCCTACTGTTGGTTGTGGGTAAATAGCAAGTGCATCAATTACAAGAATGTCCTCAATTGCAATGTTGATCCAATCATTCCATGTGTATCCGTTTGCCTTGTCAGGGTTTTCCCAAAACTCACGCAAGCGGTTAATTTCATCTGTGTACTTTTCGCGGGCCTTAGCCATAGCGCGCACATGATCGCCACCTGACTCTGCCGCAATCTTCTCTGATGCGTCTGCACCAAGAACAATGTCAAACTGTAAGCCGTTCATCTTTGATTTAGTTACTTCAATGCAACGGCGTAGAATGTCAATACTGTCACCAGCGGCGCGTAATGTTGAAAATGGAACTAAGCGCGTTGGAACAATGTTGATGTTCTGAGCAACCTGGTACTCATAACGGCGCGGTTCAGGGCGGCCAGTGGCAGGGTTAATTGGGTTAATCGCACCAGGGATAATTGGATTTCCTGGGCCAAATGGAACTGTTGAACTAAATGGTGCGCGTGGGAGAGCAACATTGTTGCCGTAAGTTTGTTGCATTGCTAAACCTGATGATGCCATGAGTGCGTCAGTGCCAATTGTTGTAGCACCCGCAGGCAGGTTAGGGCCTTTTTCAATGTCTTGAGTTGCTAATGCTCTTGCGATACGGTCACGCAGACCCATGCGTATCTCCCTTGTTATGCCTCTTGTAAATCAGGCGTGTTGCAATGATAGCGATTTTCTGAACATCATGTATTGTAAGGATTATGAACTTAGTAGAGAAGGCAGTTCAACACGGTGGCAAACTTGCGCCCCTGGTGATCCCTCACGGATTAACTAGCGGCACTGGGCTAATGAACCCATCAATCTTTATTGATGACAAGGGAAACATTCTTGTGAACTTACGCCATGTTAATTACACGCTGTACCACGCAGAAAATGAGCAGAAGTTTCCTAGCCGATTTGGGCCACTGTCATACCTGCACCCTGAGAAGGATCGCCGCTTAGTTACGGTCAATTACTTGTGCCGCCTCAATGATGATCTTGAGATGACTCACCACGCCAAAGTGGATACATCTGAATTAGATGTTGAACCTATTTGGGAGTTTGTGGGTGAAGAAGATTGCCGCGTAGTGCAGTGGTTAGATGATTATTACCTGGTGGGCGTTCGCCGTGACACCACAACCAACGGCGTAGGCCGCATGGAGTACAGCCGTATTGAGATTGACTGGGATAACTGGGCAGTCAAAGAGGTTAGGCGTGTGCGTATCAAAGCCCCTGCTCCAAACACTTCTTACTGTGAGAAGAATTGGATACCTGTCCTTGATAAGCCTTACCACTTCATCAAATGGACAATGCCAACAGAATTAGTTTATGCCAACCCCATCAGTGGAGAGTGTGAGCAGGTATTTCATAAGCCAACAGCGCCAGCGCCTAAAGATCAGCGCGGATCTAGCCAGGTCATACGGTGGGGCAACATGTACATCTCAATTACCCATGAGGTTGATCTATTCAAAAATTATCTTCAGCAAAAAGATGCCATCTACCGTCACCGCTTAGTTGTGTGGGATCAAGAATTAAATGTTGTAGGACTAAGTAAGGAATTCTCATTCTTAGATGCTCGCGTTGAGTTCTGTGTAGGTGCGGCAGTCCATAACGGCAACCTTTTGGTGTCATTTGGCTTCCAGGATAACGCCGCTTTTGTCTTGCAAGTACCTGGTGCAGTAGTGGAAGATTTAATTATGGAGGCACTGGCGTATGAAAATTGAGCAATTAGTTGTAGAACTATCTAAAGATCCATTCAATCCAGCGCTTAATTTTGATGTAGCCGTTGAGTACGAAAAGCAAAACCAAACAGCATCAGCGGTTTCTTTCTATTTGCGTACCGCAGAGTATGGCCATAAGACACACCCCACCCTGGTTTATGCCTCACTTCTTAAAGCCGCCCATTGTTTTGATGACCAAAATGACCGTAATGCAACTGTGAGCAATTGTTTATTGCAGGCTGTTGCTTATTTACCATACCGCCCTGAAGGTTATTTCCTCCTGGCGCAGTTCCATGAGCGTTTAGGCCAATGGCAAGAGTGCTACACCTGGGCAAACATTGGATTGCATAATCAACTTAACTCACCGCTTCCTGTTCATGTGGGTTATGAAGGCAACTATGTATTGCTATTTGAAAAGGCAGTAGCCGCCTGGTGGATAGGGCGCAAAGATGAAAGTATCCAAATACTAGGCCGCTTAAACACAATGGACATTGATCCAGGGTACAAATCGGCAGTGCAACATAATCTTGAAAGGATAGGCAATGCTTCTATTTGATGTTGGCGCTAATCGCGGTGATGCAACACTTGCAGGATTAGAACAGGGATACCGCGTAATAGCCTTAGAAGCCGCTCCACGCGTGTTTTCAGAGTTGGTTGGTAACTTCATCTACAACCCTAATGTTGTGCCTCTTAGAATGGCAGTCAGTGACAAAAATGGCGAGCGCTTAAAATTTTATGAGGCAGATGAAAATGGCCTTAGTTCGCTTAACCAAGATTGGCTAACCAAAGATGGCATGCCATACAAAGGCAAGCCTCACCGTGAAGTAGAAGTAAACACAATTACCATTGACACCCTTGCAGATAAATACGGAAATCCTGATCTAATCAAGATTGATGTTGAAGGTGCTGAGTGGCAAGTGATGAAAGGCATGACGCGCCATTACGGAGGCATGATTTGTTTTGAGTGGACATTTGAAACTATTGCTCAGCATGAAGATCAACTAGATTATTTATTCACACTAGGTTACAGAGAAATGGCCGCGCAATACATTGTGAACCATTTACAAGCGCCTCAAGTGTGGGGCAACATGCAATCAAACAATGTCAATCAACTATTAGCCTGGCATCAACTTACATCTGATGCGTGGATAGACGGCGGTTGGAAAGTAGCCAACCTGCGCCCTACCGCAGATGTAGGTATGTTGTGGGTTCGTTAGGAAATGTCTCCCACGATTGTGAAAGTGTTTGTTCCAGTACAAAGGATTGATGCAGAACTGTATTGAGCGCGTAACACTGGGCTTGCAGATCCATTTGATGTAAATGTCACACCGCTTGCCACGATAGAAACCGCACCTGCACCAATGCGCTGTACATAAATAACCTGGCCAGTGCTAAATGTTCCTGAAGGAACAGTGATGTTTGCAGTGCCGCTTTGTGTGACCCACTTGTTTACATCTCCTGCAACCAATTGATAAGCAGTTGATTGTGCGTTAAATGTAATTGTAGGAAGCGTTCCAGTTGTTCCCTGTGTACCGAAAGTTCCTTGCAAACCTTGAGTTCCAGTTAATCCCTGAAGTCCAGTTGTTCCTTGAACTCCCTGAGTACCTTGAGTTCCCTGGCTACCTGTTGTTCCTTGAGTTCCAACAGCGCCCTGAATACCAATTGTGCCTTGAGTTCCTTGAATACCCTCTGCACCCGTAGTTCCTTGAGTTCCAGTTAAACCTTGTGTTCCTTGAGTTCCCTCAATTCCTTGAAGCCCCTCAATACCTTGAGTTCCTTCTAGCCCTTGAGTTCCCTGCGCACCAGTAGTTCCTTGAACGCCGTTAATTCCGTCAGTGCCTTGCGCACCTGTTGTTCCTTGTGCGCCGTTTAATCCGTCAGTACCTTGAATTCCCTCAAGCCCTTGAACACCCTGAACGCCCTGAGTTCCTTGAGTACCTTGTATGCCCTCAAGTCCTTGAGATCCAGTTATTCCTTGAGTTCCATCATGGCCTTGAATACCCTCTAAGCCCTGAGTTCCAGTTGCTCCCTGAATACCGTTAAGTCCTTGAATTCCCTCATGTCCTTGAATTCCTTGTGTGCCTTGAGTTCCAGTTAAGCCCTGTGTTCCAGTAGCGCCCTGTGTTCCATCATGACCTTGAACACCCTGCGTACCTTGCGCACCCTCTAAACCTTGTAGGCCTTCAGTTCCCTGAATTCCTGTAAGTCCTTGTGTGCCAGTCTCGCCCTGCGCTCCAACAGTTCCTTGAATACCCTGCAAACCAATAACGCCTTGTGCGCCTTGTGTTCCAGTTTGTCCTTGCGCGCCTGTTGTACCTTGCGCACCTTCAGTTCCCTGAAGTCCAGTAGTTCCCTGTAATCCAGTAACACCCTGAGATCCTGTTGCACCTGTTGCGCCTTGAATTGCATAAGCAACCTGAGTTGCAGTTGCAATAATTGACGGAATAGCAGGTGTTCCACCAGCCGCGGCAGTGTGTTCTATAAGAATGTTTGCGTTATCTGTTTGCCAATAGATTTGAATGTAATCATTTGCTACATAATCATCTAAGAAATTCCACGCGGCAACAGTGAAAGGATTGTTAGTGCCAACAGTAATTGCTGTATTGGAGTCAGGCACATAAGTGCCATTTTTGCTAAACCAAATTTGTACGGTTTCACCTGCACCGCCGCCGCCGTTGTTATGCAACTGTGCTGAAAATTGCAAATCATAAGTTCCTGTATGTGCAAAAGTAATGCGGGTTAAATTAGTTCCGTCACTTGCAACAGAAACTCCATTAGAACCAAAATCACCACGCAAAATCATTGGTGTTGCAGTATTTGCTGATGCTGTTTGATCTAATGAGTCATAAAAATTGCCGTAGTAAGTAACAGTTCCACCTGCACCAGTTGTTCCTTGTGTACCTGTGTTGCCTTGTACGCCCTGTAAACCTTGAACACCAATAACGCCTTGAATTCCTTGTATGCCCTGTGTTCCTTGTGTTCCTTGCAAACCTTCAACGCCTTGAACACCTTGATCACCAGTTGCGCCCTGAGTTCCTGTAAAACCTTGCGCTCCAACAGCACCCTGAACACCTTGTAAACCAATGATGCCCTGAATACCGTCAAAACCTTGTGTACCAGTGTGGCCTTGTATGCCTTCTAAACCTTGCGCACCCTCATGACCCTGCACACCTTGAGTTCCTTGAATGCCTGTTAAACCCTGTGTGCCTGTTGCACCTTGAGAACCATCATGGCCTTGAATTCCTTGTGTTCCTTGCGCACCTGTATGTCCTTGAATTCCCTCTACGCCTTGAGAACCTTCATGACCTTGTACCCCTTGAATTCCTTGCACACCAACAGAACCTTGAATACCAGTTAAGCCTTGAGAACCTATTGTGCCTTGTGTTCCTTGCGCTCCTGTATTTCCAGTTGCACCAGTATTGCCTTGAATACCTGTTAAACCTTGAGAACCAATAATTCCCTGCGCGCCAATTGTTCCTTGCGCACCTTCAACACCCTGGCTACCAATAATTCCTTGAGTACCAATGTGTCCTTGTACACCAGTTGTACCTTGAACGCCTTGCGCTCCAATAGTTCCTTGAGTACCAATTGCGCCCTGTGTTCCAGTTGCACCCTGAACACCAGTCGTTCCCTGCGCTCCTGTTGTGCCTTGCGTTCCGTTAATTCCTTGTACGCCAAATGCACCTTGAATACCAGTCTCACCTTGAATACCTGTTGTGCCTTGCGCGCCTTGTACGCCTTGCAAACCATTTGTACCCTGAACACCATTTAATCCTTGTGGGCCTTGTAAACCCTGTGTTCCTTGTGCCTGGTTAAATCCGCCGCCCTGTAAACCTTGTGTACCTTGCGTTCCTTGAGCAGAGAAGTTACCCGCAATGCCTTGAATACCTTGAGCGCCTTGTTGCCCCATAGGGCCAGGTGTAACAACAATGACATTTGGAGTTCCAACAGGGTTTGGATTATTCAAAAAGTTATTTGGGTTGTATGTCATCTTGTCACCTCTGCGTTTACATTTAATTCACCCTGAACAAGTCGTGTCTTCACACCAGTAGGTGATGTTATCTCTAAATCATAATAATAAGGGCCTGCAATTATTGCCGCTGTTTGTGCCGCTGTTGCGCGAACTGCAAGAGTTCCGCTAGGCCCATCAATTGTAATGCCACTTGTCTCTGTAAGCGTTAAAACTGCAACGGTGTCATTAGGTAGCGAGCGCAACTGCATACGGGCTGTGTAGCCAGTAATGTCCACTGCGCTTAGTGCATCTCCACCTTGAATGTATAAACCAGTAGCCGCGTTTGTAACAGTAAATTGTGTTGAGGTGCGTGAAGCAATCGTTACATTGCCTAAGTTGTATTGGCTAGGCATGATGCCCTCAATGTAAACAGTTTGCCCTGCACTAAATCCATTTTCTGCGGTGTATGTAACAGTTGTGCCGTTGCCTACTGCATTAGTAATCGTTGCAGGCTGTGTGTACAAGAAATTGCGAAACCAGTCAGCGCCTTGATCAATTATTGTGTTGTAATTGTCAGCCATTACGCTCCTTGTGCCACCTCAGAATTTGTCACAATCATAGCGGTTCTACACGCTGAACAATGTGTAAATGATTTAGGCATAGGCAAGCCACACTTAGGGCAATGATTAGCAATAGCGTTAAAGTAATTACTAACCGTAACCTTTCCTAACAAATCGCTAAAGCCCTGCACCATTGCATCAATGCGGTCAGGTGAGTTTGGTTCATCTACTGTCCAGGTACACATTTGATCTTCTAACTCTGCAAACTCGCCAATGTGGTGAATACGCCCTTGCTCATACATAGCCGCTACTGGCTCTGCTCTGAGTTTCTTACCCACATGCGCTCGCACTTCTCTAATTGGCAAGGTAGGCCGTACTTGCTTTAACACTGCGCCCACCATGTCACCGCCCTGGTTTACTTCCACCAAAACAGCATCAGCCTTGTATGAGTCAAACAGTTCTACCGCCTTTGTAGCCCACTGCAACGGTGAACCCCTAAATGAGTAATCACCAAGCACATAGCCCTGGCCGTCTGAGGTAGATCCAACAACAACAATTCCTGTTTCATCTGACTTTTCACTGTTAGTTACGGCAGGATCAACGCTTACAACAATCCGCGCCATAGTTGGGGCTGTTGTAATGCGTGTGCGGTCAATCAATCCTCTAGTCCACAATGCGCCTTCAACATCATCAAGAATTTCTCCATAGAGTTCCTGGCGGCCTAATCGTGTTCCGTTGTAGCGCGCTTGCAATTCCATCAATGCGCTAGGGGCTAGGTTTGCCGCATTATCAAATGTAGATCCCCTGGTGATAACTACTGAGCCATCTGTACGGCCTGCAAGCATGCGGATCAATGCCGTAGAACGCGGTGTAGTAGTAACAATTACACGCGGCTTCTTTCCCAGGCGCAAACCAAATTGCAATTGATCCCAGGCATCTTGATAGCGCCATGCACCTAACTCATCACACCAAGCGCCATGATGTTGTGGGCCACGGAAACGCTCAGGGTTATCTGCGCTAAATAGTTTTATGCGGCTACCGTTCTTGAGCAGGATTTCACCAATAGAACGGTTGTAATTCTGAAGCATTTGGTAACGCTGTAAGACGGCAACAATGCCTGACTCACCCTCTGCACATGTATCTCTTGCATCTGAAAATGTAGGAGCAACAACAGCCCACCTGGTAGCGGGTTGAACGATTGCTTGCCAGGCTATTTCTTCAGCGCCTAATCTTGTTTTGCCAAATCCACGGCCTGCCATTGCAAGCCAAATGTTCCAATCACCTTCAGGCGGTAGTTGTTCCTTCCGCGCCAGTTTGTTCTTCCATACCCAACGGCTCGCCTTGATCCGTGAGTTCTGTGATGGTTGCAATGTCTCCAATTGTTGAGGCTTCAATAATTCTTGCGACTCGTTCAACTTCTCTGTCCAGGTCTGATCCGTCATAAGTAACCACCTCTGCTTGTACCTTCAATGGTGCATCTAATCCCAGTAACTTTGCGCGCTTATCAATTACGCGTAGAACAAAATCTGCCGCTCTTAGATTGCCAGCCACCGCAGGTTGCCAGTAGGTACGCTGAAGATTATCCAGGCGATCTAATTCCAGTTCACGGTGTTCTTCTATTGCCGCAACAGGGTGACGCGTAAGAGCGCGCTTGTAAGCCTTCACAACGCCTGCAATGCTCATGTCCACCATAACGGCTATCTCACGCCACACATAACCTTCATGGCGCAACTCAATTATGGTTGTTTCTTTTTCTACTAATTCACGCGTATTTTCTACCATAATGTGTTCATGTTAATGTTTCAAAAAGTTTCCTGCAAGTTGAAAGAACAAAACCCCTACTCGTTATGAATAGGGGCTGTGTCCAGCACTCAATCCCCACGGTGGGGATCAGGTACGCGTAACTTATCTAATTCCTAACGACATTGCAACTACTGCAATAAACAAACTCAGGACAATAAAAAGCATTACTCCATCAAACGGTGTGTTGTTCATGGCTTACCTGTTCTTACTAAATTCAAACGCGCATCAAGCAAATCATCTAACTGTTCTGTAAGCATCTCTTTTTTGCGCCAATCCATGCGGTTGCCGTATTCATCTGTTTTCAGCATGGCGTAAACATGACTCAGACATTCATCTATCTGAGCCACGGTTACTTCTTCTTCAATGACGATCACATGAAGATGTTAGCCTTGATTACGCTCCTGGCGCTTTGAAAAATAGTTTTCAACATCTGCTTTTGTGTAGAACACATTACGGCCTGACTTCTGCACCCATGTAAGTGTCTTACGGTGTTGGATCTGTCGTAAGTTATTTAATGTAATGTTCAAGCGCTCGCATACTTCTGCCGCGCTCATTAGATCATCTACCACGGTGTTGCCTCCTTAGTTGCAAATTGACCTGACTTTGGCTTTCCCAATTTAGGAACTAAGCCAACTTCTCTTGCTGTAATTTCCATTGATGTTTTTTCATTGCCTTCTTTGTCAGTGTAAGTGCTTTGTGCCATCTCACCAACAACTAAAACAGTGTCACCTTTTCTGTAAGTGTCTGCGATTGCTTCAGCCTTTGTACCAAATGCAACAACTTTGAACCACATTGTTTCGCCATCTTGCCACTCACCATTAACTTGCTTGCGTGGTGTGTAGGCTAATGAAAAATTACAGTATGCGGTGTTGTTCTTTGAAAACTTTAAGTCAGGGTCACTGCCTAAATTACCTTTAACGCTTATGTTCATCAATCACCTTCCATCATTACGGCCTCAGTGCCGTCATCTTGTAGTAATACAATTGAACCATCAGGCTTCACAAAAGGAAATTCATGTGGCTCTCTGTATGAAGGCACAATCCAACCTTTTTGCTCTGCGCTTGCAGGCTTGAGGTGAATACTATCGGTTTTTAGATTATGGCAACCGTGATGGATCAAGATGAGATTGGAAACGGTGTCTTTGCCGCCCCTGGATTTGAGTTTGCGGTGATGCAGGGCCATGTTTTCAACTAAACCAGGGCCACCGCAGACTTCGCAATAGCCATTAGCCCTGTTAATTACGGTAGCAACAACCTTCTTATCAATCGCCATCTTCTTCTTCATCTTCCCATTCAGTAGGATCTACCGTAGGAAGATCAACGCGTAACGGCAGGCCAAATGGTGATGTAGTCATCAATACCAACCTCCGTGCATGTCAGGGCCAGCCTGCTTTTTCCAAAACTCCCACGCCCCGCAAGGTGTGGAATAACGCTTGTACACATAGCGCAAGCCAGCCTTAATTTGCGTGTAAGCGTCTTTTGGCATGTAAGGATACTTGTAATTTTTCCATGTGGACGGCAAGAACTGGAAAAGCCCAAACGCCCCTGATGAGCGGTTCAGCGCATTTACGCGCCACCCGCTCTCCTTGTAAAGCAATTGTTCCAGGCAGGCAAATTGCTTCTTATGATCAGGATAATTTTTCTTCACCATCTCAAGTGCAATAACTTTTGGCGGCATTTGATGCAATTGTAATTTAGGTGCTTGAGCCGCCGCAGGTGAAGCAAACACAATTCCTACCGCTAATGCGGCGCTTAAAAGGATTTGTGTTAGACGCTTCAGGCTTTAGCCTTTCGCCAACTTTCTACACACTTCGCAAGCGGCGTTACCGTAAACCCAACTACCGCACATACAACGATTTATTAAACTGTCCATTTCTTTACCCCTTTCAGGTTATTTTTAGGACTGCTCTATTTTATAGCAAATCTCACTGATTACAACGCCCAAAAGAGTCACAATAATTACGCTTGCAATGAACATCATTCTTCTTCCTCCTGTGGCGTTAAGTTAATAATTGCTTGAATTACATTAGCCCTGCTCAATCTGATGCCTTCCACAAAACCCATGTAGCGCTCACGCGTTTCAGGTTCAGCCAACATCTTTGCTACATACGGGCCTTCAATCCAGGTTGTTAATACATCTTGTATTGGTTCTAAATGGTTTTTAATTACTTCTTCAGGTGTCATTTGCCCACCACGCCATCAATCATTGCTGAGCATGATCCGTAACCTAGCCAATTGCCTTGCTCTCCTACATAACAAACATCAGCCGTTGCTGTTGTAAACCAAATAGTTAGCACCAATACTGCTAACCAAATAACAAACCAACCGCGTGTTGTGATTGAGTCTTTAATCTTCTTTTCCATTGCTTGCCTTCCTCCTAAACCATTCTTGTTTACCGCACCACTCGCACTCGCAAAGTGGATTGCCTTCTTCTGCTTCAAATACAATTACAAAATTTGCAGGTGAACCATAAGTTCCGCACCAAAAGCATCTAGGATCGTTGCTTATAGACATTGTGGATCTGCAAATTCATGTCCGCCAATTTATCTTGTAATGCAAAGGCCACTTGCTCGCGTTGCATGCCGTTGATCATTGACTGGCTTTTATTGGGCGGAATTACAAAATCTTTGAACTCCACCGTCATCTCTATCTTGAACTTCACACACATGTCCTCTCACGCTTGTTAATTTCTTTCCACACGCGGGCGCGTGTTGCTTCAATAGTTTTTTCACAATTACCGTACATTTTTTTGTGATAATCGTAAGCAGGATTACCTGGGCCATCTTCCAGCGTTGCTTCATACTGAGCAAGCGCTTGATTGATAATTTGTAAATCTTTAGTTGATAGTGCCATTAGTTTGATCCTTCCTGAAATGGATTTGGAGCAAAAACTCCAAACTTTTTAATTTCTTTAATGCAAATAAAACAAACACCCTGTCCGTTTTCTAAAACTAAACCTGCTCCAAATCTTTCACACAATGAACATTTCATTTAATGCCTGCCTTCTCTCTGATAAGTTCTTTTTGAACTTGTGCGTATTTAATACATTCTTCTGAGCAATAACCAATTGGATCTGCCCAAACGGGATCTGAAAAGTTCCACCACATTTTATTTGTGTTCATAGGTGTTTTGCCTTTGCACCATGAACAAATAATTAACATTGGCTTTGTAGTCATTACTTTGCCTCCTTGTTTTTTAATTGGACTCTTTCGCACTCACCATAAAGTTTATGATTGGTTTGGCGGTTGATTACATAAGTACCGCATGCTGAACAGATTGCCGCGTAACGCTCCATAATTACTTACCCCACTTCTTTAACTTGAGTGGTGAGATACGGCGTGAAATTAAACGGCGTGAATTCTTTGTATCTACATAACGATAAATGCTTACATCTCCGTTAGTCATAAAACCTTCAACATTCCACATTGCTTTGCCGTTAATTGTTACTCGGCTTCCGATTGCTAGTTGATCCATTTGCTTGCCTTCTTTCTGTTGGGGGCTTTTGCCCTAGTGAGATAATTCTAAAACTTTGTGGGGAAGTTTGTCAAACACATTTTGGAACTTATTTTGATGT